GGGAAATGTTAGCCCCCTGGGGTTGAAAGACCGTAGTCAGTTTGCAAGATCGCACGCGAGGCGGCAATGTTGATCATTGCGTCTTCCCAGACGCTAGCTTCCAATTCTTCAAGGTCAGTGACTGTGATTCCATAGCGTTTAACTACTTCGTCGGCAGACACTCTCAAATGCGAGTAATTGTGCTCCAGGTTATTGACAACCCAACTGTCATGTTCACCTGATAGATCGACACCATGCCGAAACCTGCTACGCAAAGCAGAGAGGAAAGGGTGTGTAACGCAATTTTTGTAGCATTGCACCTGTGAAGTGTTCCACAGAAATCTCCTCTGAGCAAATGTGTACTTGCCCAACTTACGGTAAGTCGGAAGGTCACCCCAACACGTCCCGAATGAACGCATTAAAACACCTAAGTTCAACACTGGAACGATAACACCAGTTGTAGAGAGACAAGGTGAGTGCTTCAGAAACTGCAACGAATGGTACGTGTCACATTGCTCTACTGTGACGATGTACCCTGCCGCTTGCGCGGCGGTCTTGATGAGTTCTTGGCAATCAGCTTTGCGGGGCTGTACGTTATCTAGACGTGTTAACAGCGCGCAAGCTATAGCTACATTGGCGAAATTGTTGATTAAGGTAGTTAACGTGCTACCCGAGTATAGCACGGGGGATGTTGGTTTTAGCACCACTTTCTCACGACCAGAACCTGATACCATGGTCAGGGGCATTTCACATTGGCGGATGGCGCCGTCAATGTATCGCCTAAGTCGACTGTCCTTTCTTGTAACTCTGCGTAAGAGATCAAAGACGGCTTTAGTGTGGGAGCCATCACAAGAGGATATGTCGACGTTGGCCATATAAATGCCATCAGTGCAGCGAATGCTTACACATGAGTCGTCAGAGAAGAAAGGGAAGTATAGCCTTCCTTCAGGGTTGATAAGTTTACCAAAAACTTGGGATAAGTCAACTAGATTCGGTGACTTGATGAACTGATATGCACGTTTTTCTGTGAATTTGGCCATCGCCTTCTTCAACTCATCAGCGACGAAACCACATATCAACGACCCTTCTGGGGACAGATCGTTGATCAATCTGGTGGCTTTGCCTTCTTTTGCAATTTCAGCTCTCTTGACTTTACCCAGTACCTTGCGCGTCCACGTCTTGTGGTACCAATCCCCTGCATCAAGGATTGCCAACAACGCACGCATGCGCAATCTTCTTTTCTTGTGTGGTTGCGACGCGTATTTGCGAAGTGCTTCGTCAAGGTCGTCATGTTGGGTAAACCACACATGAACGAACTCACTAAACTCTACTTCGAAAACGCGGAGATGCCAATCCTTATTAAAGAAATTGGTCTGGTTCTCTATTAACGCTTCGTGATAACCAGGTACTAATGGCTCACGCTTACAAGCTAAGCGGTAGTTGAAAGCTCTTTCTAGACCGCCGTCATCCGCTGCATAAATTATGCCCGAATGTAACCAACACGGCATTACGATTGACTTATAAGTCCCGTCTGGCTTTTCGTAATGACCGGAAAACCCTAACTTCCCGTCGCGAAAGCACGGCTCATCACCATTGAGGAAGGTGAATTTGCCATTGCTCTCGAATGGTTTCGCGACAGTACATGTTGAAGGAATTAAACGAAAGGGGTCGATTCGGTGTACACCTTCAGGTACACGTCGTAGCCCCTAGATTCGTTCAAGGGAATCAGCAACATCCCCACATTGCATCTTCATGCGATAGAAATCCGCGAGAAGTGTCTGGTGGTGGAACGCAGCCGAGTTTAGCAGCCATTCGCGAGGAGCGCGATTTTTGAACTGCTTAACAACGGCATCTGCGAATTGCTGCTGGGTGAATTGCGTCGGTTTTGGTGTCTTCTCAGACTCCAGCCAATCGACAGCTTCCTGGGAGAAGGTGCCGTGCCTATAGGAATTGAATCCATACGTGGCCATCACGTTGAATTCCCCGACGTTGACGTTCTCGGCGTGTTCGAGTTCATCAAATGCAAAAATGGTCGCGTCACCTTGACCACGCACCCACTCACCGGTGGGTGCTTTGTCTTTTCTGTAGTAGCGCTCCACCAAGCGCCACAACAGGTACACACAGACGAGTGCGCAAACAGCAAAATAACCCTTCATAAGCATCGCTCCATACCCATGAAGGATCAAAAGGGTAGTTGAAAACATGAACCATGTAGCCACACACAGTATGATCAACCACCCAGTCGCCTTATGCACAACAAACCACCTCCACCACTTGCTTCCTCCGGGTAACAAGTGGCGTGGCGTCTGGAGAAAGATTTTGGTGCGTCGCCCGTCAGCGATGCTCCATGGTGCTTTCTCACCCACCCCCTTCCACGGATTGTCCGTGATCGTCGAGGGAACGACGACCTTGACCGATTCCGTTGTTGCTTTCGGCGCAACATCTTTCGCAGTCGCTTCACGAACTTCGCGAACTGCTTGTGTGATTGGTTTGTTGTAAACACGCTTAGCGGCTTCTTTGTGCCGGCGCTTTCTGTCATCGTTGCTCGCGCCCGAGCTGACAGATGCGCTACTTCCACCACTAGCGTTACTCAACTGACTCAATCCCCCATCTACTCCCGATTTGGAAGTCACCTTCGCACTGGCACCGATTTCATTCGAACGTGCGGACATAACATAACCTCCAGCCTATTTATTGGATCACTGGAACTTTCTCGCCTAGCTTATTTAAAACTTACTCCTGCACATGTCAAGCCATGTGCAAGCAGCATCTCTACTTGAGAATTATCAATTGCCAACATTATCCCGATGTCATACACACCGACTTTCAGCAAGAACCCCGGGTAACACAGATTTTTCCCTCCGGCGTGTGGTGAGCAGCCGGTACTTCCTCTGTGTCTTCGCAAGCGGCACGTACGCTTGCTATAGTTGAAACCACCCCTAGTTCGTGGGACCCCACGGCTATTGAGTGCTAGAGTGTTATTCTCTAATTACGGAGGAGAGTTGAGTTGCGATCCCCGATGTTTCACGCAACCACTCTATTTCTCCAGTGACAACTACCCTACTGCGGCCCCTCAGTACATATTTATACGAAGTCTTGCCTACTAATGAATGTCCACCAACGGGGGTTAACAATCAATGACGCGATTAGCGGATCTCATGGAAGCCCTACATAGCGACCACAAAACACATAATAAGCCGAAACTCTTCTTCCCCATAAAGCAGTAAGTATGTACCACCGAGGAAAAAGCATTCG